AATTTTTTTTAGTCTAGAAAATTGATTTTTATTTATAATATAAATATAGTTATATCATAATGTCAAGTAATATTGATTTAGAAGAAACCAAATTATTATCGAAAATGAATCTGAATGGTAATACAGTAATATTTGAAGAAGATAATAGAAAGTTTACAGAATTAGATAAAGAAATGAAACCACAATTATTACAAAAATTAAATAATTTTATTAATACATATTGTATTTTACATATTAATGTTGATAAATATGTTTGTACCAAATGTAATACAACATTAGGTTGTAAAGATTTTTTATATTATGAAAATGGAATTAAATATGTAATTACTGAAAAATATTATCACACTTTTAGAGAACATGAAATTGTAATAAATGACAAATTATATCAATTAATATAATAGTATTTTAAGTCAAAAAAATTTAGTTTTTTATTATTTATGATTATAATAATTTTATTTTTTTACCATAAAAATAATCATGGTCCTACATTAAAAAGAAGGATTAAATATATTTTATAAATCTAAAAAACGTGATAGATTGAAAAATAATAAATCAAAATTTTTAAATTTTTATTTATTTTTTTGATACAGTTGATGGATTAAAATTTGATTTGGATAAATTAAAAACATATAATATATTAAATCAATAAAAGAACTAATTGATATTCTACTATGTAATAATTTTAATAAGATTAAAGCTTATTTTCTGCATTCAAATATATTTTTAGATCGTCGATTCTTTAATATTTTGAATTAAAAACCAATAAAACCAGAGAAACTCAAATAATAAACTAAACTAAATATTATTATTAATCATCATGTTGGATAAATAAAATAATTTTTTCTTATATCTATAAATTTTATTTTTAATAGATTTTTTTTTATTATATATTTCAGTTTCCAAATAAATATTATCTTTACCATCTATAATATCATTATATTTTTTATTATAAAAATTAAGTAATAATATAAGTGATTGATAATCCCATTCTAATGAAGTAAATGTTACTTTTTCTAATATTTCTTGACTATATAGTTTAGATTCAAATAATTTTTTCAAATTACTAAAATAATCATCTATTGAAATATTTGATAAAACATATTGATCACTATTATCATCAAAATCATTATACCATGGTTTTATATTATCATAAAATACGATGTCAAAAATTATTTTACCATATAAATAGATTTTAGTTGTTCTTTCAAACATTTTATATTTCCATATAAATTTTGGAAATTCTTTTTTTAATGCAATAAATAATTCTTCAATTAATCTTATTCTAACATTTGGATTATTTTCAAAAGGAACAAGTGTAATATCAATATCATCTGTTATTTTTTGATTTAAATTACCATAATAATTATTTAATTTATATTTGATACTTGAACCACCTTTTATATGAATAAAAAAATTTGATTTCGAATAATTTTTTCCAAAATTTTTTTTGTTAAAATTTAAACAAAAATTTATTAAAGAATCAAATGTTATATTAAAATCTATATCTTCATTAAATTTATAATAATTATTTAAATAATCAATACATTTATTGTCAAACATATTAATTATAATATAGATTTTTTATTTTATATATATTTAAATTTTATATAAAATTATATTAATGTATTAAATTAATTTTGATCTGTTGCTTCTTTAATTCTATTTTTGGTACGTTTTAATGTAACTCTTTCAATAGTTGGTCTTGATTTAATAATTTGCTCTGTCATTGCTGTAGCTTTATTGGCATCACCTACAATATCAATTAATGCTTTTTGTATTGTTTCTTTTTTGAGAGGTGCTTGTGTTTTACTAATATTTCTTCTTAATTTACCATCAGCTACATCAATAACTTTTTCATCAATTGTTTGAAGATAATTTAAAATAAATTCTTCTTTTTGTTTCTTTTCAGTATTAAGATTTTTTGTTTTTTCTTTTATTTCTTTAAGTTTATCATCAACTTCAAGATATCTTTTAACAGATTCAACAAACTCTTTAGATATTTTCTTTTTTTCTCCTTTATTTTCTGAATCGGACATTATATTAATTATATAAAAGATTTTTTTCTTTAAGATATTTTTATATAATTAAATTTTAATTATGTGATTGAGAACAATAAATGGTTGCATAACATTATGAGGAAGACCACCTCCAGCTGAACTAGTGTTTGTAACTGTTATTGGATCATTGGCTGCAGTAACACCTGCAGTGTCTGGTGCATTAATGTTTTGAACTCCATTTTGTTTATCATATGTATGAGTATGTGCTGGAATTTCATTAAGAGTTAAAGTGTGATTTTCTTCACCACCAACTGCACCTAAAACACGATTAGTTAAAGTAGCTTGAACGTTTTGACCAGCAGAGACAATAACTCTACCTCTTAAGTCAGGAAGATTAAATGTAGATTCTCCATCACCATTACCGAATGTAGTTCCAATTATTTCAAATAAAGATTTATAAGTTACTCGAGATACTGTATCACCATTACATAATAACCATCCTTTTGGAGCATTATTACCTGCAAAACTAGCAACTGTTCCGGAAGGTAATGAATTCTTACTATTAATAGTATTTATTAAACTACTAATATTATTATTCATATATTATTATACTAGATTTTTTTTATTTTACAGCGAGGACTATTTTAAATGACACGATTTACACCTTTGCACATTTAAAACGCCGGCTTTGATTCTATGGGAAAAATAATAAAAACTTAATTATTTATATAATCTAACAAAAAGATATGTATGTCTTCTTTTGATTGCAATAATTCTGGATAACCTTCTTCATCACGAATATTACTATTAAAAAAACTTTCATAATTGATATCATATTTTGCAAGTAGTTCATTTTGTGTCATTTTGGTTTCCGGAAACATATTTAAACATGCGGAGAGAGAGCGCGAAAAAAAGTTAATTGGTCTAAAAATATTTGGTAAAATAATTAAATAATTGTTAGCTTAAAACTTGTGTAAATACAGATTGTAAAAATTGATCTACTGAAATCAAATAATTTTGTTTTCTTGTAATTGGTGCTAAATATCTATGGTATCTCGTAGAATAAAATTCTTTAAAACTTCTAGAATCTGAATTTTTGTATGATAAATATTTTAACCATAACCAATTTAAAGTTTCTTTCTTATTTTTGACATCAACAAATAAAAAATAATTAGCATAAGGTAGATCTTTTCCACAATCACGAATGTCACAAGTTGAATAATTAATTTGACAATCATAATAGTCAGCGAGATCTTTTTCTAGTTGTCTATTATCTTCAAACATAAATTTAATTGCTGTATCAATTTCATCTGAATGACGTTTTTGTTGACTTTTATATTCTAGCAATTTTCTTCTTAATTCAGTGACTATTTGAATTACAGACTGATTAGAATGATCTTGACCACGCAAATATATTAAACATGATTCAATAAATTCTTTATTTTCAATATATATAACATTTGACATTGTATTAACAATAATACCAATAATTGATTTAAAATTATTATCATTAATGCAAAAATAACCATCTTTTGAATTTGAAAATTCAGTTGATGTATATATTTGTGATAATTTTACTTTTTTTAAAATTTCTTTTGAAAATTGTTTGCGATATAAATTATTTGTAAGTTTACTTAAAATACTATCAGATAGATATCTTAATTTGAACATTTCAGGACATTTAATTTTAACATCAAAGTCAGAATTAAAAATAATTTCAATAAATCTTGAATTCTTAAATTGTGTACATGACACAAAACCAGGTGTTTGTCTATTCATTTCATTAATTTGATCAATAAAATTTAATAAATTTTCTTTGTTTCTACCAACAGGTTGGTGATTGATAGATATCTCAAAAAGATTCATTGATTCGGTCATTAAAGGCTAGTATATAAAATTATAATAAAAAATTTCAATTTTTTGTTATATTTATATTTTATATCATGACTTAAACAGCTTAAACAGCTAAAATATAATATTGTAATGAAGATACTTAATAAAAATAAATGAATATGTACATAACTATTTATTTTATAAATTAAAAACTATTATACAAGTGTTTTTAATATATAAAAATTAAGATGATTTAACATAAAGGCTTAATATTCATATCAGGTTCATAGGTGCTATTATTCCATGGACTGACGGTGAATTTAGGATTGGGTACAGTACCTCTGATATCATAAGATGCATTCTTGAGAGATTGACCAACAGTGTTAATACCAATGACATAACGTTCGGTGTTAATTAATTTATCATCATTAATGTTAAATTTGGCTTGTGAGAAATCAGTGTCAAACCATTGTTTGTTAATTTCTTTTGGTAAGAAATCTTTAGCATTATATTTTTTTACATTGTTTTTATTGATATCTACAACATCAGGACGAGCTTGTTGAGGAATGGGTCTTTGAAATGCTGCATCAAGAGAAGCTCCAGTTTGATTTACATCAGAAGGTTCAAATTGGAAAACATCCATTTGATTTCCACGTACTTCAGATCTAGGAGTTTCTGATTTAGGAACTTGTTTTCTAGATTTAGAATCAATACTTCTTACTACTTCAGATTTAGGGGTTTCTGATTTAGGGGTTTCTGATTTAGGGGTTTCTGATTTAGGGGTTTCTGATTTAGGGGTTTTTGATTTAGGGGTTTCTGATTTAGGGGTTTCTGATTTAGGGGTTTCTGATTTAGGGGTTTCTGATTTAGGGGTTTCTGATTTAGGGGTTTCTGATTTAGGAGTTTCTGATTTAGGTGTTGGTGATTTTGCATCTTGAGTAAAACATTCATCAACATGTTTTGGTTTAGTTAAATAATAAATTAAGAAACCTAATGCAACTAATAATAAAACTGTGGACAGTGTGTTATCTTTTGGCATTTGTTCGGGCATTTAGATATATCTAAAGTTAGAAAAAATTTATAGATTTTAAATTTTTTTTTTGAAACTAGTTTTTATTATCAAATTTAATTAATCAATTATGTCATAATTTTCTGAACTATCTGAATTAAAAATATATTTATTTTTAATAATAATTTTATTTATTATACTATTTTTTTGTTCTGTTTTTTTAAAGTTATTATTTGTATCAATTAATTTTTTTTCACCTAATAATTTTAATAATTTATTTACATCATTATTTTCATCTAGTTTTAAACTAACATTTTCATATACTTGAATTAAATCCCCTACTTCTAAATTAGATAAATTAACTTCTTCATTATTTTCATTATATATTTTAAAATTAACTGACCCTTTTACTATTTTTGCTGTAAAAATATGATTATTTTCAGATTCAATTATAAAATTATTTTTATCTATATTTATTGTTTTAACTTTTATTTTATGTTTTATTGTATTCATTAATAATATCTAATATTTATTAAATCAAAATAACGAATAAAATTGAATTAAAATATTAATAATTAAGTTAATTATAATTAATGGAATATAATTTTGATAAAGTTATCAAAAGAGTTCATCCCGAATGGTTAGATTTTTTTGAATCAAATAAAGATGAATTAATATTAATATTAAATCAAGTAAATAAAGATATTAAAGATGGTAAAACTATTTTTCCATTACCTAAAGATTTATTAAGAACTCTTTATTATTTTGGACCAAAAGATACTAAATTAGTATTACTCGGACAAGATCCTTATATAAATTCAGAAATTTGTTCAGATAAAAAAGTACCACAAGCTTGTGGAATGTCATTCGGTGTTCCAAAAGCTCATAAAAAAATACCTCCATCATTACAAAATATTTTTAAAGAAATTAAAAACTGTTATCCAGATTTTATAATACCAAATCATGGTTTTCTAAAAAGATGGATAAAACAAGAAAAAATATTATTGCTAAATTCAGCTTTAACTGTTATTGAATCAAAATCAAATAGTCATCAACACTTATGGACTAATTTTACTGATAAATTAATTAAATATATTAGTGATACTAGCCAAAACAATGTTTTTCTATTGATGGGAAATTTTGCAATTGGTAAATCAAAACTTTTAGATACTAATAAAGACAAAATATTTACAACTGTTCATCCATCTCCATTGTCAGCTCATAATGGATTTTTTGGATGTAATGTTTTCTTAAAAATAAATAATTATTTAGTTGATAAAAATATATTACCAA